GCCTATGTCTGAGGAGCTACTCGACATCACTGAAGACCAGGCAAACTACGCCTTCTACACCCAATGCCTCACCGGAGATCCCACTGATGGTTACTACGGCATCAAAGGTGTTGGGCCAGTGGCTGCAACTAAGATCTTAGGTAAGAGGCCGGACTGGTCCTTGGTTGAGAACCACTACCTCAAGAAGGGATTAACGAGAGATGATGCTTTGCTCCAGGCAAGGCTTGCCAGAATACTCCGGTGGTCCGATTGGGACGAGGAGAAATCTATTATTAAACTATGGGAGCCAAAGAGATGAACTTACAGCAGCAGCTTAAACTTCGGTATTCGTTTTCTAATCACAACATGACCTCAGAGGAACAGGAAGTCTTCTGTCGTCTTATGAAGAAGTCGACACCTTACCCAGGCAAATGGAAAGACCGAGGACTACACCGGGGCCACACGATGTGGGGCAACTGGGATAAGAAGGAGTTCCTCCAGGATGGCTAAATGGGGAGAGAAAGAATGGAAGTCTGATGATCAGAAAGAGATCATCAAAAGACCTGACCACTACACCAGGTGGAAGATCGAACCCATCGTCTTCATCATGGAGAATGGTATGTCGTTCTGGAGAGGCAACATAATCAAGTATGTCATGAGAGCTGGTTACAAAGACTACCAGGGACAAGACAGCAAACAATCTGAAATCACTGATCTGAAGAAAGCAGCTCGATACATCGAGATGAGGATCAATCTACTTAAAGGGAATAACGCTAATGATATCTAATCGCCAGTATGGTCCAACTCTAGAGCTGTCTAATGAGATCGACGAAATGAAATACAGACAGACTGGCGAAGACTTCGGTGCCAAGTGTACCAGGATAGCTCATGCCCTCGCTGACAATGATCAACACTTTGATGCTATGAGAGATATCCTTCGTGAGATGAAGTTCCTCCCGGCTGGTCGTGTCCAGAATGCCATGGGTGCAGCTCGACAGACAACAGCCTACAACTGCTTCGTCTCTCAGCAAATTAATGATGACATGGAGTCTATCATGAGTGCTGCTACATCAGCTGCACAGACCATGAGGAAGGGTGGAGGCATTGGTTATGACTTCAGTCACATTAGACCCCGTGGTGACCTCATTAAGAGCTTAGATAGCAAGGCATCAGGACCGGTGTCGTTCATGGGTATCTTCGATGCCATCTGTCAGACGATCAGCTCCTCTGGGGCAAGACGAGGGGCACAGATGGGTGTACTGAGGATCGATCACCCAGACATCATGGAGTTCATCAATGCCAAGCACAACTCAGATAAGCTCACTGGCTTCAACATATCAGTTGGCGTCACTGATAAGTTCATGGAGTGCCTGGATGCTAAGAAGCCATTTGATCTTAAGTTCGAAGGCAAGGTCTACGATAGTGTAGACCCGGTTGGACTATGGGATGCAATCATGAGAGGTACTTGGGACTGGGCTGAGCCAGGTGTCTTATTCATCGACACAATCAATGCAGAGAACAACCTCTACTACTGTGAAGAGATCGCTGCAACGAACCCATGCGGTGAGCAGCCACTCCCACCTTATGGCGCCTGTTTGCTAGGCTCCTTCAATCTAACTCAGTATGTAGGAATGTTAGATGGCTGTGGTCAATTCAACTGGATCGAGTTCGAAGAGGACATAACTCATGTCGTTAGAGCCATGGACAATGTCATTGATAGAACAATCTATCCGCTACCTCATCAAGAAGACGAAGCTAAGAACAAGAGAAGGATGGGCTTGGGTATCACTGGCTTAGCTAATGCTGGATCAATGATGAACCTCGAGTATGGAACAGCTAGCTTCCTCCTGTTCACCAGGCAAGTCCTGGAGATACTGAGGAATGCAGCTTACTCTACATCAGCTGACCTAGCTGAAGAGAAGGGTAGCTTCCCGATGTATCGATCAAAAGACTACCTGAAGAGCAGCTTCATCAAAGAGTTACCTGAGTGGCTACAAGAGAAGATCCGCGCCTTTGGCATCAGGAATAGCCACCTGACATCTATCGCTCCAACCGGGACAATCAGCTTGGTAGCCGACAACATCTCCTCTGGCATCGAGCCACCGTTCTCTAATGAATACACAAGGACATTGACAACCTTTGAGGGCACTAGAACTGAGTTAGTCCAAGACTACGCTTATGCTCGTGGCTTTAAAGGTAAGACAGCCAATGAGATAACAGCTGAGAAGCACCTTGAGGTGTTGTGTGTCGCTAGTCAGTTCGTTGATAGTGCAGTCTCTAAGACCTGTAATGTTGGCGACAGTGTTACCTATGAACAGTTCAAGGATCTGTACCTGGATGCATGGAGGAATGGATGCAAAGGCATCACTACGTTCAGAGCATCAGGTAAACGCTATGGCATCCTCAATGAAGTACCAATGGTGAAGACTGATGAGGAAGAAGAGAAGGAGGAGAAGGAGGAGGAGGAGATAGCTACTGGAGGAGGAGGAGGAGAAGCTTGCTACATTGATCCCCTGACAGGTCAGAAGTCTTGTGAATAACGGTGGTTGAGGCGTCAGTCGCGCCTCAAGTACCTCATAAACCATTGAATACATTAGTTTAATCTGGGATTTCTGTTAAAGAAAGAGTACTAAGATAGTAAGGCGGCAACCCATGAGGAGATTGCACCCAGTCGTGCCACCGTGAAGTAGCTAGGGTAACTGCACTCCCATGGGTTACCTGGTACAACATATAGGTACTGATGTAGCCCTTGTCTACAAGGGATTAACTCCATGGCGACCTATAAGAGATAGACTGAGGTCATGTCCGACGCGGTGCATATAATCATTGGATATCATTGGTGGTATCATTGGATATCATTGGTGGTATCATTGGATATCATTGGTGGTATCATTGGTCATTCATTAGTGGTATCATTGGATATCATTGGTGGACCTTGGAGGTTACTCAGAAGCTTGCCGCTTCCGCTATAAGGCAAGCTCTTAGTCGAGACTTAGGAGTAACTATAGTATGAACCATGTCCCGATTTGTCGTTAAAATAAAAGGCCTTATGCCGACAAATTTCAGAGGCTAATGTCCAAAGCCTAATGTCTCAAAAGTATACTCATGATGACCCTCAGATAGTTTATCTGACGTTCATGCAAACCTAGCAATATCAATGACTTAGCCTATTGTAGTGCCAATTCTGGTACCATGGCTGCCAAAAACGACCCCCGGTACCCAGAAATGTCTAATGATTTCAAAATGCCGTTAAAGGGTTCGGCTTGTTGTTGTTGTTGTTCGGCCTTCTTAAGTAGAGGGCCAATTTTAAAACATGGAGGCACTGCCTCTCCTAAGATTACACAAAGGTAATAAACCATGGCTCTAGAATCCGGAACGTACATTGATAGCCTCAATAGTTCAAACCCAGCCTCAACCGACGCCCTCTCAGCAGCTGATGACCACCTACGCCTCATCAAAGGTACTATCAAAGCTTCATTCCCAGGTGTAACCGGCGCAGTCACAGCGACCCATGCTGAACTCAACATCCTGGATGGCGTCACAAGTACGGCAGCTGAACTCAACATTCTCGATGGAGTTACCAGTACAGCAGCTGAGCTAAATATCCTCGATGGTGTCACATCAACCGCAGCTGAATTGAACCTACTCGATGGCGTTACAGCCACCACAGCAGAACTCAACTACGTCGATGGCGTTACCTCAGCTATACAAACGCAGCTGGACGCTAGACAAGGCTTGAATGACATCCTTACAGACCTCGCCGGTCTTACCCAGGCTACTAACAAGGTTCCATACTTTAGTTCAGCTACCGCAGCCTCTACTTTAGACTTCTTAGATGAAGACGACATGGCATCTAATTCAGCTACGGCAGTACCCTCCCAGCAGTCCGTGAAGGCTTATGTCGATGCTACAAGTGGCATAACGAAGTTTGAAAGCTCTGCCGCTAGTTTTGCAAATGGTACCCTGTACACCCACACTCACTCTTTGGGAGCTGTGCCTACATTCGTAACTTTAGATCTCGTATGTACATCCATTGACTTAGGATACGCAGTTGGTGAAATCATACAAATCTCTAGTGGACACGCAGATCCATCGGGTGGAAACGAGGGTGTCAGTATTCGCAAGGACTCCACGAATGTATACATCCGCGTAGGATCATCAGGCATAGCAGAATACACCAATCAAGGCGACGGAGGCGGTAGTACAATCGATAGCTCGAAGTGGAACCTCATCGTCAAAGCATATTTGATAAGTTAAGCTATATGGCTAATGTACCTATCCGCGAGCTAGGCTCTATTGGTGTCGTCACAGATGTATCTTCATTTAACTTACCTCCCAATGCTTACTCTCGTGCTAACAATGTACGCTTTAGTAATGGCGAGGTTAGCCGATCCCCGATATTCAGACGTGTCATCAACAGTAACACCGGTACCGATACAGCTCCCCATCACGTCTTCTCTCTTAAATCCAGCAGCGGATACGATACTTTATTCTACGTTAACTTTAGATTTGAGGTTATCGAGGGATTAGCTCAAACTAGCCGTGGTAACATGAATAGTACCATTGGCAGCTTTGTACCCTTTACGAGTGCCCAACTAGCGGATGTTGTCTACATCAACAGAAATGAACGTGTACCCATCCACAGAACACCCTCAGCGACAAACTTTACGAACCTCCCTAACTGGGACAGCACCTGGCGGTGTGACGCTATTCGATCCTATGGTGACTTCTTATTAGCTTTGAACCTCACTGAGGGCAGCAGCAGTTATCCTAACCGAGTTCGCTTCTCAGACATTGCCCTAGCTAACTCAGTACCTGGCTCCTGGGATGCAACTGACGCAACCAAGTCAGCTGGTTTTAATGACCTAGTTGAGATGACGACGCCTATTATCGATGGTGCCACTTTAGGCAACTCATTTTTAATCTACAGTACCGACCAGGTATGGCGAATGGATTTCGTAGGTGGTCAGTTTATCTTCCAGTTTCGTAAGCTCTTTAGTGACGTAGGCGTCATCAATCAGAACTGTATTGTCGAGGTAGAAGGCAAACACTACGTCTTTGATACCAATGACATCTACATCACCGATGGTAACACCCAGCAATCAATAGCTGAGAACAAAGTTAAAGACTACATCTTTGCTTCCTTAGATAACTCTAAGACAAACAGATGCTTTGTCGTATGCAACAAAGACCTCGAAGAGATCTACTTTTGCTACCCTAGTGGTGACGACATGGTATCCATGACAAACACAGATGGGTGCAACAGAGCCGCAGTTTACAACTACAGATACAACACCTGGTCTTTCATGGATCTCCCTAATGTATTTAGCGGATGTCAGGCTTCAGTAGATACAACTGAAACCTACCAAAGTATTGACGCTGGTATTACTTACGCAAACGTGGGTGGCACCTACTACTCTCAAGAGTCTGGACATGACCGCCACTTAATTATGGCAGCTGCCACAGATGCAGCGAATGGGATATCCACACACCGGATATTTGGGATAGACTCAATGGATCTAGGATCAATGACCCAACAGAAAGATCCAGAGATTTCATTCCCAGTTAAACTTGAGAGAGTTGGTATTGACTTAGATGAGATGCAAGTTCCTTTAAGTGGCTACAAAGTTATCTCAAAGATCATTCCCCAGGTAACAACAACAAACAGTGATAAGGACTTTAAGTTTACATTTGGTGCAGCCAACCTATCGAGCGATGCACCCTCCTATAGTACTACGCAGACCCTAAACATCTCGACAGACTACAAGTTAGATAGCCGAGCAAGTGGTCGCTACCTCTCATATAAATTCGAAGAATCTACAACTGTAAAAGACTTCTCCCTGTCAGGATTTGACTTTGAGGTGGCAGTAACTGGGAGGCGCTAGAAGATGGCAGTTAATGACAAAACTGATGCCATTGTAAAAATGGTTTTACGCAATCAAATAAAACCTAGAACAACCTCTTTTGGAACTCACGCTGGTTTTACTGACGATAACACTGGTCCAATTAATGATGAACTTCAGAGTATTGAAGATGCAATCCGATTACTAGCTGAAAATTCTATGCAGTCAGCAGACGCTGCACCTTCTAATCCCAAGCGCGGTCAGATCAGATATGCAGTCTCCCCTTGGGACCCAACTGGATCTGGTAATGGTCCTGTCGTCTACAACGGTTCATCATGGGTAACTCTCGTTGGTGCCACTGGAGCCACCGGTTCTACAGGCGCACCAGGAAACAATGCTAACTCATCAAACAATACACAAGTTTTTTTATACCAAGTAAACACAAGCAGCTCGACGGCACCATCGACTGTGAATGGTAATTTTACTTACGACTTTTCTGATGCCACCATTGTTGCTCAAAGTGGAGCTAACTTTAATGGATGGCTCACATATGTACCAACCGTACCTCAAGGCTCCTTTCTCTGGGTCATCAGTGCTTATGCAGTCGGTACAACAGAGACAGTCACAGTAGCCGCTTCAGCTTTTACAACTGCCAAGGTTATGGCTGCTTCTGGATCTGATGGTTCTGATGGCGCTCAAGGTATACAAGGCAACCCAGGCGTAAACGCTGTTGATGGAGATGATGGTCGATCTGTTGCTCAACTTCAAATTTACAAAAGATCTTCTTCAGCTATTACATCTGCACCAACTGGTGGGTCATTCAATTTTACTAATCAAACTTTAACACCTCCGACTGGATGGAATACCTCTGTACCATCTGGCACCGATCCTATCTATACATCACTTGCCTCAGCTCAGATTGTTGGCAATGAAGGAACAGACAGCTCATTAACCTGGTCAACACCTGTTGTTCTCTCTCAGAACGGCACCAATGGCAATCCGGGTGACAACGGTAAATCTACCTTTCAGGCTCTAATCTTTCAACGAGCAACATCAGCTCCATCTAGCCCAAGTGGTGGCTCATTTAACTTTGGTACTAACGTTTTAACGGCTCCTAGTGGATGGAGTATTAGTATTCCCTCTGGCAGTGATCCCATTTATGTCTGTAACTTCCAGTTCTCAATTACTGGTGACACTGGATCTCAGACAGCCGGTACTTGGGGAACAGTCAGGCTGATGGCTCAGGATGGATCAGATGGTGCAGATGGTCGTTCAACCTACTTAGCGACAGTATTTAGAAGAGATGCAAATACACCAAGTACACCAACTGGCGGTCAATATAACTTTACAACGAATACGCTGACAGCCCCAACCGGTTGGTATACTACTATCCCATCAGGAACAAATACGCTTTATGGTGCAACTGCCTTAGCTTCAGTCCTCGGCCCTACTGGTATTGACACATCATTAACTTGGACAGTAGGCAAGCTCGCTCAAGATGGAGCAACAGGTGCAACAGGTTTAAAGTCTACGAGTGGATTGATTTACTATACTGCCGCTCAAGCTAATCCACCGTCAACTCCTGTTCCAAGTAACTCTGTTTGTGTCTACAGCTTCTCAAGTACGCCTCCCGGATTTGGATCAACACTTCCTACAAACTGGACTGAGACACCTCCTACAGTAAACACGCAGAGTGCTGGAAGTTACTGGCAAGCAAGGTTTACAGCAATAGAAGCATCCTCTGGTGGCTCTGTTACAGTGACTGTCGCTACACCAACAAAAGTTTTTACGTTTGATGGTATCGTAAGATTCAGTAATTCAAACAACAGGGTCTTAGAGCAAACAAACTCAGGTGGTACAACAACAATAAGTTCACTACCAACCATTTTTAGGCAGAATATTGGTAACTCCACGTCTGGTTACACATTTCCGCAGTCTAAGAACATCGGCGACATTATCTATGCAACTGACTGGGGGTATACGACTTTTATATCAACAGTCGCTGGATCGTCTACAGATTGGGTACAGCAAGATTTAGCCTCAGCCATAAACAATGCTAACAACACAACGACCATTGATGGCGGTAACATTACCACTGGTACAATTTCAGCCAATCAAGTTAATACATCTGCACTACAGGCAGAACTTGTAACTGCATCGGTTGTTAACGCTTTAGACATCAACGCTTCTTCTATTACAACTGGATCACTTACACTTGATCGACTAACAGTTACAGGCGCTCAAGATGGTTACAAGTTATCATTTAACTCGTCATCAGGTAACGCCGAATGGAAGCCACAAACCACAGAAACCATCTTTAACTCATCTGGAAGCTACACGGTACCTAATGGTACAAACTTTGTCGTTATCCAAATATGGGGTGCTGGTGGTAATGGTAACTCAGCTGTTGGTGGCGGTGGTGGTGCTTATCAACGAATAGTTTTGCTAGCTTCAGATATCAGCAGTGCAATCACAGTTACTGTTGGCACTGGAGGCCAAGGTGGTAACAACTTTTCACAGATATCATTTACTGCCGCTATCGGTGGTACAGCTATTTTTAAATCAGAAAACGGTGATAACGGTAATGGCCCATTTGGTCCTGAAGACGAAACATCTGCTGATGGTGGGGACAGCGTTACAAGTAGCCATTCAATAGCAATAAATAGAATAACAGAAGGCGGCGGTGATGGGCCAGCGACATACTCTTCTAATCAAAGCAGAAGTTACGCTGGTACAGGCGGTAGGAGCAGTGGCGTTGCCTCTGGGACATCTGGAGTAGGCGGTAGAGGTGGCAACTCCTCTGGTGCGGCTGGTGCAGCTCCTGGAGGTGGTGGTGCTTACGGCAGCGGCTCTGGTGCAGCTGGTCGCGTGACAATCACAGTTAACTAAAGAATTAAAACAAAGAAGGAAAACTCAATGACGGTATGGGGACACGTATTAGGAGCATTGATCGGTGCTGGCGGCAGTATGATGGCAGCCAACAAGCAAAAAGATGCAATGGACAAAGCGACAGACGCAAACATGGCTGGCTTTAACTTATCACGACCATACCTAGAACAATTATATGGAGGAGCCGGAAGTGCTTACACAGACTACCTTAACAAAGGCCCTTACTCAGGCAACACGCTTGCTGGTCCAAATCCCTTTGCAATTAATGCGTATAATAAAATCGGCGGTATGTCGGGTGGCCTCATGGATAATGCCTTTAACATGGCAAATACTGGGGCTGGCTTCGGCAGTAATTACCAAGATATGTACAATAAAGCGATGGGTGGCGGTGCGCTTAACGAAGCTTCTCAATATGCTTTAGATAACAAAGATGCTCTCGTTGATGCAGCAATGCGTGATGACGTTAGAAATCTAAATGAGAATACACTCACCGGCATTAATAAAGCAGCATCTGGATCAGGTAATGTAAACTCTAGTCGAGCTGGCGTAGCTGATGCCCTTGCAAATCGAGCTGTCGATGATCGAAGAGGTTATTTAGATACTGTTGTACAGAAAGATCTAAGAAATCAGTATCTAGGCCAGTATAATACAGATGCTAAGGCAGCTATGGCTGCTAACGCTGGATTAGCTAATGCCTTTAATACTGGCTTGGGTGCTATTGGTACATCTGCTGATTACGGTACTGGGGCTGGTAATGCCTTGAGTGCTTATGAGCAAGCTAAGCTTAATGACGCCAAGAACAAATACAACGAAAACCTAAACTTTGGTTTTAATGCCTTGAATAACTTCGGTGGTGTCATGAGTGGTGCCCCAACATCAGTATCAGGGATACAACCCAATAATGTCGATCCATTTGCTGCTGGCGTAGGCGGTGCGATGGCTGGCTGGGGAGCTGGCGGTAAGTTCGGTAATTGGATGCAGAACCAACCTTGGATGACTAAACCCTACAGTAATCAAAATATGTTCGGATATGGAGTGTAATTAAGATGGCTATATTAAATCAACCTTTCATGGCTCCTATGGTTCCTCAATATAATGGCGGTGTATTAAGTCCAGAAATGCAAGCTGCTGCACAGCTTGATGCAAGTTTAATTCGAGGAAACAATCCTAATTATATGATGCAATATGGACAAGCTGGAGAGGATCAAATTGTGAAAAGACCTACTGGTGTTTCACCGGTAGTTGAAAAAGCAAGTACAGCGAACACCGGTAACGCCAGGAACTCAATGCTCGCTTATCCAGATCACAAGATAGGCGTCAATGAGATGCTTATGAGAACTGGTGGTGCAGTTATGGGAGGCGCACAGCAAGGTGGCTTACAGGCTTACTCAGATGGTTTAGCTCAGTATGGTGCAATTCAAGATTACAATCGAGCTGGCGATGTCTCTAAATATATAAATGAAGCAAATGCATTTAAAAAGCTTGGGTTAGGTGAAGCCGGGGTAAAAGATCCCTACGCCGGTAGAGTTGTAAATGACGAGATTTTCAGAGCTATAGATTTTATTGGCGAAAGTGATAAAGGGTGGATTGGCGCAACTGGTATGGGGTCGATATTTAAATACATTCCAGAGAGTGATGCAAATGCCTTAGCTAATATGTTGCAGACGATTGAAGCTAACATTGGTTTTGATAAGCTACAGGCAATGAGAGAGGCATCCCCAACTGGTGGTGCTTTAGGTCAGGTGTCAAACCAAGAATTAAAATCTCTACAATCTGTGTTCGGTTCATTAGACCAGTCAATGACTTCAGAACAATTATTGTACAACCTTAGAAGGCTTAGAGTAGAATATAACAATGTTGTACACGGTCCAGGTAATCACCCATACACCATGGATACCTCAACAGATAATGCAGCTGGAACCTACCAAGGATCTGGAGAGTCAGAGAATGTCTTAAACGCTCGTAAGATTATAGGTGGTTAATGTCAGACAAAGAAAACTTTGCTAAGTGGCTGACAGATAATGCCCATCTCAAAGGTACCCCCGAATGGGACAGCGTAGCTAAAGCATTTACAGAAGTAGACATGGTTCCGACCTCAACTCTACCTAGTAATCAAGTTGTCGCTCCTACATCGTCTAAAGTAGATGCAGTCATTAATTCAGTAGATGTGCTACAAAAGATGATTGGATCTGGTACAGAGACTTTAGGAAAAAGTATAAATTATGTCAGTCCATATCTTTTCAACAGAGTGGGTGGGCAAAACTTAGAAGTCGGCGACAAATTAATAGATATTGGTCAGGCTCAGATAGCTCGTAACGAGAAACAGATAGCCGATAGAAACTATGTTTCACCAATAAATGAAAACTTTAGACAGGCATTGTTTGGTGGAGACAAGCCAATGTCTGAGCTTACAACTGATGATATTCATTGGAACGATGCATTTAACTGGGCTGGTAGACGTTCTGCTGAGAATGCAGCTTCCGGTCTTGCTGCTCTAGGTGGTTATGGTGCAGCTGCACTTACATACCCTATTTCAGTACCATTATCATATCTACTGGGTGCATCGACTTTTGGGATGACTGGTTTAATGAATATTGGTGAAGTCGCAGAGGAAGCAAAAGAAAAGCTTCCTGATGGAGGCAATCCTTTAAGTGACTTATCTTTTGGACTTCTAAATACACTATTAGACAGATTTGGCGCGAGGGGTGTAATACCAACTAATAAACTTAGAAAAATGACAGCCGATCAAGTAATAAAAGTTTTGACTAAAGCAAAGAAGTTTGCAGCGGTAAAAGCAATTTTGAGGGCGATGGGAAGAGAAGGTATTACTGAGGGCACTCAAGATGCCAACGTCATGCTTAACACTTATCTTCAAGGTAACTCTTACGATAAGCAAGAAGTAATTGATAGGTTAGTTGATAGTGCCGTTCTTGGCGGTACAATGGGTGGCGGTATACAAACTACTGTCCAATCAGGTCAAAAAGCAGTAGGTGCAGCTAAGTGGGTCGGTAATGGCTTCACACGTCCAGCTGACATGACTGAAGAGGATTTAAGAGCTGCTGGTGCCTTTGCTGGTAGACTTGGTAAATTAATTACTGAAGATCCTAAGTGGCGTGTAAAGAATATAAAACCAGGTGCTGACTTTGGTGCAGTAAAACTAGTCGCAAAAGCTCATTCTACAATATCAGAAGAGATGAAGATTTTATGGAAAGAGCTTAAAAGCGAACTTAAAATTCCATCAGGTTCCAACCAAGCTGAACAAGAGGCAAGAGTTGACGCTCTTTTGTCTCATATTGCCTATCGTGATGCAAAGACAAAAACAAAAGGTAGTGTCACGCAAGCTGAGTTAACAGCTTTAGAAAAACTTGTAGGCCACACAACTAAAGGCCAGCAGTTAATTAACTTAATGCGTGAGACAAACCAATTAACAGCTCTCCATAACTCCGGTTACAAAGGTGGAATTAGTAGTTTTACAGATGTATTCCTCCCATTCAGTAACCAGCCTAGTTACGCAGCCAGTAATACTCTAAACAAAGCAGCTGGTGTTGCTCTTGGTGTAGGTACTTTTTCTTTAGCTGGTGGTGGTGCGCCAGGCGCACTCGCAGTAGGAGGCCAGCTCGCAATCGGTGGCGGTGGTAGATTTCTTGATATGCTTTCTGGTCGTAGATCAAGAGTTGCTAAGTACATAAGAGATAACAAGCAATTACCGGGCTTTAAGCCACCAACAGGCGGTTTAACAATTGCTGAGCAAGAAAAAGTACGAGAAGAAGAGGCAGATAAGAAAACTACAGCTGTTCGCAAGCAAGGCTACGAAAATGGTGTCCAACCTTATTGGGAAGGTGAGAGGCCATCTCCAAGAGGAGCTATGTGGATGGCTGCTGGTTATGTGGACGATGCAACTAAGAAGAGAGTTGATAACCGAGACACAAGGGAACTAGACGAAGAAATCATCACTTTAATTAATGATGCTGTTCTAATGAACCCAGAGTTGAGAGAAGCTGCTGACAGTTACATCAAAAATATCCCATTGGGTAAAAATGTAGAAGGGGATTTCCCAGAACTATTGACCACAGTGAGAGCTGTTGTTCAAACAAACAGCCAATCTGAACCAAACGTCCAAACTGAAATCGGAGGAGGTTTTCAGGCTGGAGGCGTAACCACAAACACATCTCCAGGCTACTTACGAGGCATCGAAGACAATAAGATGTTTGTCGGCGATCTACAGCAGCGAGCAAACAAAGACACATCTCTATCCCTACAAGACAAAGGTCAAATCCTAACTGCCTTAGACACAATGTCTAGAAACTTAGGTTCCGACCCAATGACAACATCCCAGCAGATCCACGATAAACTCCTGGCAAACGATGTGAATGCTCAAGCTGTCGGTATGTACATCAAGCCGTATGTGGATCGCATAGCTAATCAACAGAATACTGCTCCTCAAATGGATCAGCCAGTCAATGAGACTATGGAAGCTCCTAACATAGACACAGAGACATTTGAATCCAGATTACCAGAAGTCCCGGCATTAGAACAATCGATAACAAATGAAGACATACTTCCAACAAACGAAGAAGTCATAGCAATGCGAGATGGTACTTTTGTTCCAGAAGATAAACGAAAGTTAGTCGACGCAGCAAACTTACTTAACGATAGATGGAAACTTATTACCGGGCGTGAAGAGCCTTTTGAGTATAATGATGAAAACGTCGAAGTCATCTCTGATGCAATGGCAAGAGAGGCTGTCAACAACTTAAGCAAAGATGGCAACGCTATTGGATGGTATGACAGGAAAATTAAAGCAGCAAAACGAGTCTTGTCATTAATTGAGCCTAGAATAACTCAATCGCCTGACGCAGAAGCAGCATTTGATTTTGCTTTGGCTGTTACATCAAACGGTCAAGCTGTCGAAATGAACTTTGAGTATGCAGTCGATGTTTTCCGGCAATTTATGGATACAGGCAAAATGCCTACCAACTTCAAACAGGGTGGTGAGCGTAATGCAGCTATGAGAACAGCTTTTGAGTTCTTTAATGCTTACAATGAATCAGGTGTTAATGAGCCTATCCAAATGTTCTTAGACAGAGATTTTACCGTTGCTACATTAAATGATACAATTAACGAGTTTAATAAAGAGCATGGTACTAATATAAAAGTCCCAAGCTCAGAAACAGTTAATACGCCTGTTAAAGGATCATACATATTAGGACCTAAGATAGGCCAAGGTTTTTATCAAAATATACGAGGTAACTACGAGCCACTAACCATGGATATCTGGTGGATGAGAATGTGGAACAGAATGGTTGGTCGTCCTTTTGTAACCACCAAATCTCCAGAATTTATGAGTAAGTCTAGAAAAGGATTAGCTGATCAAATTAAGAAATCGACTGGTTTAGAGCGAAAGCTTATCAATGAAACGCTCAAATCAACTAACGAAACCAGAAAAGGTTTGTACAAAGATAAAGCAAGGTTTGAAGCATTTATAGAAGCGTTAGAAAAGAGATACCAAAAGTTCTATCGGCAGTATAAAAAGGATAATGGCGTCAACCACAACAAACCGCAGTTGTTCCAAAGTACCGGTACATATACCAAGAACATGGTGAAGCAGCTACAGGCTCAGCCAACCCCAGCAGATCGTCCATATATGCGTCGAGTAACTGCAAGAGCCTTAGAAAAGCTTAGAGAACAAGGAATAGACATTACAACAGCTGATTTTCAAGCTTTGATGTGGTATCCTGAGAAATTATTGTATAGAAAGTTAGGTGTGCAACCTGGTAATGGCTCAGATAATGATTATCTAGATGCTGCAAGGTTGTTAGCACAGAAGGAAGGGATATCAAATGACCAAATCCAAGAAGCACTCCCCCAGTCAGAGCGAGACGGAGAAGTCGATAATAGAACAGGTACCGCCACACCTGATGAAGGAGTTTATCGAGATGCTGGCAGAGGCAACCAAGAAGAAGGAGGAATCCTTAGATCCCAAAGCCCAGCAATCCCAGGAAGTGGACTACCAGGAGCAGCACTTACAACCCCAAGTTCCAATCTTAGCCTCCAGGAAGTAAAGCCCCACCTACAACCAGCTAAAGAAGTCTTTGAGATTGGCAAAAAGGGTAGCGAGTTTGAAAATGGTGTCGATACCATGGAAAAAGCTCAAAGACTAGCTAACGCCCTAAATGTAACTATTGAATTAGTAGATAAATTACCTGGTGGCTCATCTGGTACTTACGCTAATTATAGAAATGTTGGCGGTGCAATCAAAGCATTAAGAAAAGGCTCTGACCACCCAGCATACTCAGGCGAAATTATCACTGAGATAGACGAATTGACTACAGTTTCACATGAGATAGCACACGCTCTCGGTAGGCCAAGGATAGACAGAGAAGTGACACCAGAAGGTGAAATAGGTTTCAGAAATAATCCTTTAGTTAATCAACAATCAAAAGCTGCAAACCTTTCAGTTCATAGAGGATCTTTTGAAGACTTTATTCTAGATGCAACAGGCTTAAATAACGAAGAACAAATTGCAATTATCAAAGAGATTATAAACCTACAAGAAAACGTAGATGTAGTCTTTGAAAACAGGCCAGAGCTTGGGAAAAGTGCAATAAGAGGTTTTAGAAAAACAAGAGAAGTCTCATCAAAGAAAGCAGAAAACCAAGCTTTAAAAGAGATAGAAAGTCAGCTTCGTGATGTAGATATGACACTGACCCCATCTCAAAAATCAGGCATCATAAGAGAATTTGTCAATACCGAGAAAAGTCGTATGAACAGAGCTGTAGACAAGGCCCTTAAATCACATCGTATGACCTACACCAGGGATGTTAACGAACTAGCTGTTGATCCTCTTATGTTGTACATATCTAATCCCAAGATGGCAAAAGAGTTAGCTCCCACAGTATCCAAGAAGATTAGGTATCTCTTCAATAACTTTGGTGGTCCAAAGAACCCAGTGACATTCTACACTTTCCCTCTAGCAACAATCCTAGCAATTGTTATGGCATCATTAGCAGCTAAGGATGCAGAGGACGAAGAGAGAAACCGCCTCATGCAAGCACCTCCAGGAGCCTTAACACCTCCTCCAGCTGCCTTAAGTGGACTAATGATCTAATATGAAGAAACCAAGGAAGAAGTCACCACCTCGGGTCCCTAAAGAACCTCACAAAGCACCAAAGAATAATTACTTTGCGACGCTTATGAGTACACCGGAGGGGAGAGCATTGAGACGCGAATGGTCGACACGTCCCCGGAAGAATGGTGGTCGCCCAAAAGGCACTCCGGATGGCTACAGGACAGAAGAAATCAAACCAATCAGGGAGAAGGCAAAAGAAGAAGCAAAGGATATCGTTAATATCATGTCTAAGAAATACAACATTGAAGATGAGTATTCAAAAGAAGCTCTTACAACTGCCGTGGAAGTTATGCGTGTACCAGGCGAAACGCGAGAGCGTCTAGCAGCTGCACGACTAGTCCTCGATTTCACTCGCGGAAAGCCGGCATCTAAATCAGAAGTAACGCTAGGAAAAGCTGAAGATTTCCTATCGTCTTTACTCCTACAAGAAGAAGAGCAAACTAATGAACACATCGATGATGGACAAGAAACTACAAGCAGTTCGAAAACGCTTATTAACTGATTTTAAATACTACGCTAATGCATCCCTAAAGATTAGAACTAAAGCCGGTGAAATAGCCCAGCTTAAGCTAAACCCAGCCCAGATAATTCTAAACGACGCTGTTACTGCCCAGTTAGAGACTGAAGGTAAGATCCGCGTTATTATCTTAAAGGCGAGGCAGCAAGGATTATCAACTTATACCGGTGGCTATCTTTATTATGCCGTTAGCCAAAGACCAGCTCGAAAAGCCATGGTTGTAACGCACCATGCTGATAGTACTAGGGCTCTATTTGATATGACTAAAAGATATCATGAGCATTGCCCTGAGATACTGAAGCCTCACACTAAGTACAGCTCCAGAAGAGAGATGAACTTCGATGTTCTCGACAGCTCTTATGTTGTCGCTACAGCTGGTGGCGAAAGTATTGGTCGAGGTGAAACACTAACTCATATACACGCATCAGAACTCGCATTCTGGCCTAAGAGCAGCTCTTTGGATAACTGGAACGGTTTAACACAAGCTGTACCAAATACTCCTGGGACAGCTGTTTTCGTGGAAAGTACAGCCAACGGCGTCAATGGGATATTCTATGATTTATGGCGAGGAGCAGTAGATGGAAAGAATGGTTATGTCCCGGTGTTTATTCCCTGGTTCGTTGACCCAGAATATCGTGAAGATGTTCCTGAGAACTTTGAGAGAACACCAGAGGAGAACGATCTTGCGAAAGAATATGACTTAGACGATGGGCAGCTTATGTTTAGGCGTCGAAAGATCGCTCAAAACGGCATAGACTTATTTAGACAAGAGTATCCATCAGAACCAGAGGAGGCATTCTTAACAACTGGTCGTCCAGTCTTTAATCCAGACCAGCTGCAAAAGAAGATTAAAACAACGAGGGATCTCGAAGAGAGATTTGCCTTAGAAGGAGAAGAGTTCCTCCATAATGCAAGAGGCGAGCTGTCTACCTTTAGAAAACACGTTGAAGGTGAGCAGTATGTCATTGGAGCTGATGTCGCTATGGGTGTCAGAAATGGCGACTACAGTGTTGCACAAGTACTCGACAGTAAGAAACGCCAAGTTGCAATCTGGAGAGGCCATGTCCACCCAGATTACTTCGCTCAAGTTCTGTATGCTTTAGGATCGTTTTACAATGAAGCTTTCATATGTGTAGAGAATAACTCACATGGGATATTGACTTGTACTAGACTAGGAAAAGACCTGGCATACCCTAACTTTTATACTGAAGTAGTCATGGATAAGTTAACTGATCGAGAGACGATTAAGTTAGGTTTTTCTACGACTGCTAAAACGAAACCCTTAGTGATCGATCAGCTTAGAGCCTCGATGCGCGAGGATGAACTAGAGCTGAACGATAAGGTCACTCTAAGAGAAATGATGTCATACATCGTTACAGAAAGTGGCGCTATGCAAGCCGAACAAGGCTGCTTTGACGACTGCGTGATGTCGTTAGCCCTGGCAAACCATGTCCACACTGGTGCTTGGGAGCCAATCAAATCCACAGATAACTACTATATTGAAATGGTTTAAAATGAAGAAAACAGATTACAAGAAGATTGATGACGAGCATATAGTTACGCTTGTTGATTCAAATATTCGAAGATCTATAGGCTACTACGATAGTCAAATCTCAAGAGAACGTAAAAGGGTCGTAGATTACTACAACGCAACTCTTCCACGGCCAGCTCACGATGGTAACTCAAAGTATGTCTCCCAAGATGTCTACGATGCTGTAGAGAGTATGAAAGCAGCTCTGTTAGAAACCTTCTCAGCCGGCAACAAAACTGTAAAGTTTGCGCCTCAAAACGCTGATGATGTTGCAATGGCAGAGGTATGCTCAGAATACACTGATTACGTCTGTAATCGTCAGAACGATCTTTTCAGTGTCATGGGCAGCGTCATCCATGATGGGCTTATAGCTCGCGCTGGTATTGCTAAAGTATTCTGGCAAGTTCAAGACCACACAACGATAGAGCCATTTGAAAACATTACTCAAGACGTTCTCGATATGATGTTAGCTGAGGATGGAACAGAGATTGATGAAGTAACTGAAGAAGACGAGTTAGGTCTTGTCTCCGGTACCCTTGCAATCACCAGGGACACCTCCCAGGTCATGATTGATGCGATACCTCCAGAAGAGTTCATTATATCACCACAAGCAACTTCATTAGAGGATGTGTTGTTCTGCGCTCACAGAACTCGGAAAACAATGTCGGAGCTAAGAGAAGAAGGCTACGACGAAAAGCTGCTAGAAAGAATAGGGGACCACGACGACGTCGATTTAGAGACAGATCCGGAAGTATTAGCTAGGCATGAAGATGTCGGAGCTGACAGAGGATTTGGCTCAAACAACTATCAAGACCAAGTTCGCAACATCACAGTGTATGAAGCTTACATGGAACTTGATTGTGAAGGGACTGGGGTTGCCGAACTATATCGTATCATAAAGGCTGGTAATACCCTACTTTCAAAGGACATAGTGACCAGGAAGCCATTCGTAGCATTCGTTCCGCTCCCCATCCCTCACAGCTTTTATGGAAGCAACTTTGGATCTAAAGTAATCTCCACTCAAAACGCCAGAACAGTCTTAACGAGATCGATCCTCGACCATGCTGTCGTTACAACTAACCCACGCTACACAGTTGTAAAAGGTGGACTAACGAACCCACGAGAACTCATTGATAACAGAGTAGGCGGCATCGTTAACGTCACACGCCCGGATGCTATTGCCCCAATGATGCAAGCACCTCTCAACCCATTTATCTTCCAAACCATACAGATGCTTGATGAAGACAAAGAAGAGAACACCGGTGTCTCTAGGCTATCACAAGGTTTAAATAAAGATGCGATCAGTAAGCAAAACTCAGCTGCAATGGTTGAGCAGCTGGCAACAATGTCTCAGCAGCGTCAGAAGATCATTGCTAGGAACTTTGCCAACGGTTTCT